CCTCACCTCTCCCTGCCCCGCACCGCCCTGCCTCGCCATGCCTGCCGTGCCACACCTGGCCCGACCAAGCCAGTCCTGACGACGCCTTGCCTGCCTTGCCTTACCAAGCATTGCCTAGCGTTACACGCCTTGCCTGCCATGCCTGACCAATCCGAACCACGCCCGACCTCGCATCGCCTTGCCTGCCTTGCCTTATTAAGCATTGCCTAGCGCTGTCTAACCTTGCCGTGCCTGCCATGCCAATCCTTACCCAGCAGTGCCGAACCTTGCGATGCCACGCCTGCCTTGCCTCTCCTCGCTTTGCCAGTCCTCGCCAGACCATGCAGCGCCATGCCTGCCGAACCTTACCGTGCCTCGCCGCTCCCCGACGTTCCTAGTCATGCCTGCCTCGCCAGACCGAGCCACACCTAGCCAAGCGTTGCCATGCCTGCCTTGCCTATCCGCGCCAGTCCTAACCATGCCTGTCCATACCTTGCGATGCCTAGCCTGCCTCGCCATGCCTTGTGCCGCCCCGCCAAGCGTTGCCATGCCTGCCTAGCCTTGCCAGACCGAACCTAGTCTCGCCTCGCCTTACCAAGCCTGCCGTGACCAATTGATCACAATTCACGCATGAGACGGTTTTTTAGCTTGTTGACCTCTGCAAGGAGTTCATCAACTTCAGGGCACGCCAAATTGTGAAGCATGGTGCCAATCGTTTCCAATCTCAAAATAATGAGTTCTTGACGATTGAGTTGCGTGCGAACAATGGCTTGGGTTTTGTAATACCCCTCGCTGCTTGCTGCTGGCGCCTGCGTAAACATTGGCACAGTGACGGTTTTAAGGTCGCTGCGGGTGACTTCGACTGTGACAGACCGAATCAATTGGCGTGCTTGATGAAGTCGGTGCGCGTGCGCCGCCTCCTGATCATCCCAATTGAATTGGTCGTGCATAGCCGAATTAGGATTGCGAGCCGCTGCCACCACCTCATCGGGGGTAAGAACCCCCGACTTGGCGATAGCTTCAAGCTCTTCGCGTATGACCGCGAGACGTTTGCTTGAAATTCTGGACATTACATACCCTCAATTTTAAATGTCCCAAACCCAAGGCCGGTTGACGATTTACTGTCAGGCCGCCCCTCTCCGATGCCGACCTGCATGCCCGCGCGGAGCAGAAGGTTGGCCACATCGCGGTCAGTGAACTGGTCCGCGTCGTATGACACGCGAAGATTGATGTTCCACTCACGCCACATAGGACGCACGCGGACGTCAACGACGCCTGTTGCATTGCGAACGTGCATGTCGAGCCGCTCCCAATCACCATTCAGGTGAACGAGCGGCACGCCGTCAACACGATCGAAGGTGTCAGCTTCAACGAAGACGGACAATTTGGCAATTGTCATTTTGAAGCCGACGAGACGGCAAGCCGAAATCATTGCCGCGCGAAATGCACCAGCCGGAACGCCTGCCTTACCATCCATGCCAATGTGCATAGCGTCCATGCAATCTTGATCGAAGTCACGCGCCTCACGGACTTTTTTGCCGCGTGCGGTGGATCCCTCTTGCATTTTGCCCATCATGGCCATCTTAGCCTTTTGGCTAAAGCGTGCTTGGACAAACGGCGCCGTGCCAACAAGCTTGAAGGCCAAGGTGTTGATCTTGGGCGCAGAGACAGTGATGGTGGATGATTTCTTTGCAGTGTCTAACATATTACTCTCCATAAGATAAAATTGACCGATGCGTCGGTCGGCGATTAGGGGCATTGCGCCCTAATGGTTTTTGGTCTCGTGATAAAAGCGAGCCAAGAGGGCTGCTTCTGCGCGACCGTGATCCTTTTTACGACTAAAGTGTATTGAGTCGGGCCACAAGCGAATGGCCAATTCGCGTCCCTCGTCCTTATCGGAACCAAGACGAAAGTATTTCTTCCAGCGTTGTGGCGTCACCAAGTGGCAGGGGACAGTGCATGCGGTGACGACGCCGATTGCTATGCCATACGACTGGCCAAACTTGAAAGTGCTGCTCACGCCTTGACCTGGCATGGCATGCACGGCCTCGATGATGCCGTCGGTCGGGGCGTATGCTTTGATGATTCGCGCCAATTCCGCGCCGTTAACCATATTGTTAACAACGGGCATGTCGTACAGGGCGACGCGGTCTTGTTCTGGGTAAAAGAAGGCAACGGCTCCAGAAATGCCAGGGTCGATGCCCATGACGCAGTGAGGCGTGTCGTCGTCGTAAATCATGATACGCGTCCGTTTTTTTTATCGTGCACAATAAAATCGTTAATAGATAGCAGGCCGGAACTTACCATAATCAGAGGATAGCGCCACTTATGCGGTACAGAATTGCGGTGGCGCCACTTCTTATAGTTTGTATACGGCACGCCGATCTTTTTGGCAAACTCTTCTATCTGGTCCCAGTTAAGCATTTTTTCCATCTCTCAAAGCAAAATCCACAAGTTTTGGATTTACAGCGACAAGACACCTCCAACAAAAATATTTATTTTCGTCTTTGTCTTTTGGATTTTTGGCCATGCTTTCCACTTCATTGTAGATATGACTGCCTCCCCCCACTACAATTTCACTTAACGCCCAGCCTTCACATTTTGGACAAGCAAATTTTATTTGGATCTTTGTCATTTAACCCACCACCACATAATTTTTGACTTCGCACTTTAGGTCACGAAATTCTTTTTCATCCAAGCGGAACCAAGGCGCGTCTTTTTGATATTGGACGTAATATTCGTTTGTGTCCCAGATCCGTTTGACGGCGTAGATATGCTTGCAGGGGCCGATGGTTAACATCGCTGCGAGTATGATGCTTGTCATCGACATGATGAAACCTCGCCCTTCAGGGCGGGGATGGGGGCGTCTTGCTGTTGGATGTATTGTTTGACCTTTTCCAACGGAGCCCCACCGCACGACACAACAAAATAGGACGGCGACCACAGCGCGTTCTTTGATTTGGCAACAAACCAAAACCGTTCAATATCTGGAAATTGCTCTTTCAGCCTCCGACTGCTTACGCCTTTAAGGCTGTTCACCAAACTGGAAATATCATGTTTTGGCGGATATGAAATGAGCAAGTGAACATGGTCTTGTTCACCATTAAATTCCAAAAGCTCTGCGTCAAAATCATCTAGCACTTTGTCAAACATCAACCGCATCGCTTCCAGATGCTCTGCCGTGAACACTTTGCCCCGACGCTTACTGACAAACACCAGATGGGCGTGGAGCGCATACACAGAGTGCCTGCCTTTGTTGTATTTGAACATTAATCACCTTTCTACAGACCAACTTGACAAAGGGCAAATACCCTATATAATGTAAGCATGATGACACAACCGACCAATCAAGTCAAGCAGTTCACACGCACTTTGAAAGTCCGTGTCAAAGATTGTCATACCGCCATGCTGACGGCGTGGGCTTGTGAGGTCAATACAGTTTGGAATTGGGCAAATGAGGTCAGCCACAAAGCCGCGACGCCGTTTGTTGGCCCGCGACGGTTCCTGTCGGGTTTCGACCTCAACAATTTGGCGGCGGGTGCGACCAAAGGCGACGCCGCGTTCAGCATCCCGTCGGCGACCATCCAGCAAGTGTGTGAGGAGCTGGCAACCCGCCGTCGGCAGTTCAAGCGCACCAAGCTGAATTGGCGGGTGTCGAACCCGAAGTCATCCAAGCGTTCGCTTGGGTGGATACCGTTTAAGGTCCGGCAAGTAAAGGCCGTTGATGGTGGTATCAAATTCAACGGTGTTGTGTTCAAGGTATGGGACAGTTGGGGGTTGGACCGCTTTGAATTGCGAGCTGGCAGTTTCTCGCAGGACGCCCGTGGGCGCTGGTATTTGAACATCTGCGTCAAGGTCGATGTGGCACCGTCAGAAGGCAAAGAGGCCGTCGGCATTGACCTTGGTCTAAAAGAGACGGCGGTCTGCTCGAACGGCAAACGCATTACAGGGCGGCGCTATCGGAAGTCAGAGAAGCAATTAGCAGTGGCGCAACGGGCCAAGAACAAACGCCGGACCCGTGCCGTTCACGCTAAAATCAGAAATCAACGCAAAGACGAGCTCCACAAGTTCAGCACCGAGCTGGTGCGAACGAGTGGTGCCGTGTTTGTAGGAAATGTCTCAAGTGCCAAGCTGGTCAAAACGACAATGGCGAAAAGCACTTTAGATGCGGGTTGGTCGATGCTGAAAACCATGTTGGAATACAAATGCCAGCGGGCAGATGTGGTCTTTGAAGTTGTCGATGAGAGTTTGACTTCCCAAACCTGTTCGGAGTGCGGTTGCTTACCCGCTTCGAGGCCGAAAGGTATCGCAGGACTTGGAATAAGAGAATGGACTTGCGACGATTGTGGAACGGTTCACGACCGCGACATCAACGCAGCCAAGAACATTCTCGCGGCGGGACATCGCCGTCTAGCAGTAGGAATCCTCGGCCTTTAGGCCGAGGAGGATGTCAAATCTTTTTCGCCAAACTTATTTACACCTGCGTCACGCTTAACAATTTCCTTTAACGCTTCCCGCAGCCGTTCAATTTCTTTTTCAAGATTTGACCTATCTGGCAAAACACTTTCCGGCGCTATATCAGGAAACACTGACATCCAAGTATCTAATTCATCACGCAGCCGTTCAATCTCCTGCGCCGCAGTTTCAGCAACTGGACTAATCAACCCGTCCGTCAAAAACACTTCAGGGCTTCGCAACCGTTCAACAATGTCCATCACTCACCCTTCCAGACATATAATTAGCCCAAGCACACCCAGATAAAAATCAACAAACACAAAGAATACGGTTATCATTTTTTCCCTTTCGGTGGTCGAGACCAGCCATATTTGACATGAGCCTCGGTCCACAAAGCTAACATATCATCCAGACGTTCGGTCTGGGCATCCAAGCTACGTTTCAAGGCAGCATTTTCGGACGCCAACCGTTTGTCAGCATATTTTTGCCAGTGGAATGCTGTTGATTTGCCACTTTCATGATCCGCCGGCAATGAAGCGCACAGGCCGTCATACAATGCCATATAATGCAGACCAGCGCGTGCAGCATCGTCTTTTTGCCGAAGCAGTTCTTCATACCGCGCTTTGTAGTCCAGTTGTCGCTTGATCCATCCAAACATCACAGCATTCCCTTTAGGTTCGGTTTTTCACAAACAATAAATTCTGTATTTGTCGCGTAAGGTTCCCATATAGTCCAAATAAAATCCATTGTTGGAGATGTTTTAATTAGGCTAGGTGTAAATTGCGGTCGCCAATTAAGACACAAGATTTTTGAAGGTTTTCGAGCATAAAATAATTTTGTTCTTCTTGCTGAATGCCAATAAGCTGACTTCAATAAAAGTGCTGCATAAGGATACATTGTCGCTTTTTTAATAAATTCTACAGATAACGTAAATGGAGGATTGGTCACACAGGCATCTACTTCTAACATTGGAGCAGTTAAAAAATCTGTTCCTTTTTGAATGTCAGAACCAATCACAACATTAAATCTTTCCAGCAAAACATTAACCATATGATTTTCTCCACAAGCCGGTTCCCAAACAACTATGGTTTTGGGCCAATCAATATTATTAAGAAAAGCCATAGTTACTTCTTTAGGTGTTGGATAAAAATCAAACGCATTCCGTTTTTTCCCAGATCCTATAATTGTTGCACTTGATAAAACCATCACAACATCCCATCAAATGTGTCACGCAGCGCTTCCCACATAAAAGAGGCCATAATAAGCATCACGCCGCCAGCCATAAACAACAGCCAAAGATTGCCGACAAATTCAATAAATTCTTTCATCACTTTTTCCTTCTCTGTATCTCTTCGTCGGCAAACACTTGTTCCATCATGTACCAACACGCACCAAGCCAAATGGTGCAAAATAAAAACACCAATATAATGTCCATCACTCTTGCTCCCCTAATGCCATGTTTGTTAAATAACGGATTAAATCAAATATTGCGCTATTTGGTGTTAAGGACATATCTTGAGGCATATTGTCTATGCGAAACCGAATTTCATTTAACGCCTCCCGCATTTGTTCGTTTTCTTTGCAAACCTGTTTCCAGTTTGCCGAACCAATGACATCTTTCGTGATGACACCCCGTCCTAAAGGCCGGAGCTTCGGCTTTCGCTGGCAGTTGCCTTCCCAAGCGGCTTGCGCCGTTGAGTTGGGCTCACACTGCCTCCAGCCGCAGAAGCGAGCCATCCGCCCGCCAGCATCCGCAGACCTTCGTCCCGGATGTTGATTGCCGCATTGATGTCACGGTCATGTTGCGTGCCGCAATCGTCGCACACCCAAGACCGGACATCCAACGGCAGTTTGCCGTGAATTGAGCCGCAGGCCGAGCAAGTTTTACTGGAAGGGAACCAACGGTCGCACTGGACGAACGCTTTTCCTTCCCGCTCGGTTTTATACCGCAAGAAGCCCGTGAACATACCCCAACCGACATCGGCAACGGCCTTTGCCAGATTATGGTTCTTCATCATGCCCTTCACATTCAAAGTCTCGACGCATATCACTTGGTTCTCGTTGACAATGCGACGCGACAGCTTGTGAAGGTGGTCTTTACGGGCACAAGCAATCCGCTCATGGACCCGTGCGACCAGCTTCTTCGCTTTGGCTCTAGACTTAGACCCTTTCTTTTTTCTCGACAGCGACTGCTGTTTCCGTTTCAAATTGCGTTCATGCTTCCGCAGATGGCGCGGGTTATCAAACTTCGACCCGTCCGAGGTGATGGCAAGATGCGTCAGACCGACATCAATACCAATGGCCTTACCCTCGGTGGATACCGCAGGGGCTTCAAGCCCGTCATCAGTCAGAATAGAAGCGTGGTATTGCCCACAGGCGTTCATCGACACCGCTACGGTCTTGACCTTACCGAACAGCTCACGGTGGACAACCGCACGGGTCCAGCCGACTTTCGGAAGGTATATTCGGTCGGCCTCAACCTTCACCCGCTGCGGATAAGAAATGGACTGATGGTCGTGCTTCGATTTGAACCGAGGATACCGTCCGCGCTTGGCAAAGAAGTTTTCATAGGCGCGGGCGAGGCGCTGAACGGATAGTTGAAGCACCTGAGCGTCGGCGTCTTTCAGCCACTCATGTTCCTTTTTCAGCGCCGTCAGCCGCCCAGCCATCCCGAAATAGTTAAGCGATTTGCCCGTCTCTTGATATAGGCGCTGGTTCTCGGCAAGCGCGTTGTTGAACACCCATCGGGCACAGCCAAACTGGACCGCCAGCGCTTGACGCTGGTCGGCAGTTGGGTAAAGCCTGATACGGGTTGCTGTCAACATGCTTTAGATATAGCCTGTTTCTATCTAACTGTCAAGAGCGGCTTACATCCCCGCCCTAAAGGGTGAGGTTTTCCGCCGCGTTCGATAAACAGAGTATTGCGTCTCATCACGCATTTGCTTCATTTCTTCAAGAATGGTCATTTGCCCATGTCCTCAATTTGTTTGCGCTTCATCATTTCGTGGGCATATTTGTAAGCTTGCTCCGCAGCCCACGCATGATCAGTGTAATGGTCAACGTGCATCATGCCCTGCAATGCGACCAAAGCAAAAAGATCAAGTTCTGTTAAATTCCACTTGGTGTCATTGTCTTTTTTGCTTAAAAGCAGTCCCAACATATTTGTCATTCAATAACCTCCTGCAAATCAGTTTGACCAGATTTGGACATTTTGGAAAAATTGTCAAGTGGGGTTGACGAACTTTTTTTAAGACCCTATGTTACCGGCACACTGATTTTATTGAATGGACATTGAAATGAACCCTTTTGCCAAGTACGGCATCGAGCACTTGTCTCCGTCACAATGCAATTTATTTGTTGCCTCTCCCGCAATGTATGTCATGGAGCGGTGCATGAAATTGCGTTCTCCTGTGGGCGCTGCAGCACACCGAGGGACAGCCGTCGAAGCGGGTGTCGTTCACGGTCTATTGAATGGCGCACCCCTTAAAGAGTGCCAAGACTTGGCAAAAAAAGAATTTGACAAATTGACCGCACTATCGGGCGACCCGCGCAAAGAAAAAGAGGCTGGAGCCCTTGCGGACATGGTCGCCGAGGGCATCAAAGAATTGTCTGCATACGGCAAACCAACAAGCACGCAGGGCGCCATCAAGTATGAAGTCGAAGGTTTAGCCGTGCCTTTAATTGGCTTTTACGACATGGAGTGGGAAAATCACGGGATCCTGATTGACTTAAAGACAACGCACGCTTTACCATCCAAGATCAGCACGAATCACGCGCGTCAGGTGGCATTGTATTGCGCCGCACGCGGAGACAATTTGGACGCGCGAATCACCTACGTCACGTCAAAAAAGTCTGCCACATACCAGCTTGAAAACAAGCGCGAGCATGTGAAGGCTTTGGAGACAATTGCCCTGACAATTCAACGGTTTCTGTCGATTAGCGACGACCCTAAATACTTGGCAAGTCTGGTCGTTCCAGACGTTGACAGTTTTTATTTTTCCGACCCTCTGGCACGCCAGAATGCGTTCAATGTGTGGGGTCTATAAGCTTCGCCCGTGTGGGCAAGAGCAGGCAAACGGCTAGATGTTTGCATTTTGAAGAAGGACTGTAAAAATGGCACTTGGAATTAACACCTCATCCTCCGCAGGCGGAGATTTTTTACCTATAGCCAAGTTTGACTGCCGCGCCGGACGCATGTTCCGCCGCGAACGTGAGGGTGGCGAGAATATCGACGTGGACATCACGAAGACATTCAAAGCCGTCGTTGACTTTGAAAACTTGGAAGTGGGCTGGATTGATTTTGATACTGGAGGCGCCCCAAACTTTGCATTGGGCCCACTGGGTGAAAAGCCGGAAAAGCCTAGCGAAAAACACAAGGATGGCGTGCGCTTTATTGTGAAGTTGGCGAAAGAGTGTGGCGGTGACGTGCGCGAAATGGCGTCAACTGCCAAGGCATTCTTGCGCGGCCTTGATGAATTGCATGACGCCTATGAGGCGGGCGTTCAGAAGAACCCTGGCAAATTGCCGGTTGTTGTTCTGAAAGACACTGTAGCGGTGACGACGGGCGAGGGGGCTCGGAAGTCAACCAACTACAGCCCAGTCTTTGAGATTACCGCATGGGTTGCCCGCCCTGCGGATCTCAAGCCTCAAGTACGCTCTCCCGCGCCTGCTTCCGCGCGGACGAGCGCACCATCGACCGGATCAACGAAAGTCAACGCCCCGCAAGCAGCGTTTGACGAAGAAGATTTCGGTTAATGGTTAAGGGCGGATTATATTTTTCCTTCGTTTGGTATAATCCGCCCGCCCACCATTGTAGTTAGGTACAACCGATGAAATTTGTTATCACAATGAATATGCCCGCCAAAAGCGGAACTGCCGTCCACCAGATCGTGGCCGGTTATCCTGTCAAAGGCCTTGAAGAATTTCTTGAAGCTTTGACTGATAACGATTTCTTAATGGTTGAAGAGTATTATAAAGACCCCAAAGACAGCAGCTATTACAGCAATGGCTTTGTCGGCATAAACTATCGTTATGTGGGGAAAGTTAAAGTCTTAAACAGCAAATATTGAGGTATATTATGGATTATGAAGCAGCAATGAGCCGAGCCATCGGCGCAATCAAAGACCGTTCTGACTATGGCAACATCACAGACGTGCATGAAGACATTGCAAACGTCCTGACCATTTTGCTTGGCAGGAAGTATACGATGTATGAAGTGGCGATGGTTCACCATGCGACGAAATTGGTGAGAGCCAAGCGCGACAGGAAGAACCCAGACCATTACGTTGACGGTATCAATTACTTGGCATTTGTCGCGCAATTTAGCGGCGCTGCGGACGTCGAGCAGGACATCAAGGACATTGCGTCCAAGTTTGCTCCAATGCCGCGTGTGGAGCCTTTTGGCGGCCCTAGCAGTGTCACCACGGTACCAGCCGAATGACCGAATTGTTTGCATTTGTTTTAGGGATAGCAGCGGGCTTTGCGCTCGCCGTTTATCTATTGGAGGAACATTATTATGTCTGACCACATTCCAACGGTTGACGAGATTTTATATTATGCTGACTTTTGGTTGAGCCTTGTGCCAAAGCAGCATTGCATGCACGGCGACGAGCAGGCGGACGCACTTGTTGCGATTAAGATGGCGCACGACCGTTACCGTGCGGCGCTTGAGAAATACACCCAAGTGGTGAACCCAGAGATTAATGTGGGCCAATTGGCTGCACGCCTTCAGGCGGAAGTTGACGCCATGATGGAGGACAAGTGATGAGCGGTGAAACCAAACAGCGGATTGGGGATCTTGAGGCAGAGATTGCCCGATTAAAGGCGGCACAGCCCACACTGCGTGATCAATTTGCGATGGCGGCAATGACTGGGTCGATAGGTAATTTTTGTACAGTTACCGAAGCAACAACATTTGCATTTTATGTTGCTGACAAGATGATGGAGGCCCGCGATGCCAAGGATTGAATTGTCTGAACTGGAGCGGCAAAAGTTGGCCAAGGCTGGCGCGGACAGCATATCATGTGCTCACGGGTGGAGGCCGATTGATACCGCGCCGGATGACGGCACGCCATTCATCGGCATGAAAGTGTTTGAAACAGGAAGTGCTGAGGTGGCAATTGTAATGAAGGATAGCAAACTACCAAACAAAACATGGCGCTGTTGTGCTTCAGCTTCAATCTTTCGTTCAGGCAATAAATATGGTCAAGGCATAGACATTGCATTGCCATTCTTGACGCATTGGAAGCCGTTAGATCTACCATCACAGGAACCGCCCAATGACGCATGACAATGCAAAAACATTTGAATGGATTAACAAACAGCGCTATTGGATTCCTGAAGAAGATGTTTGGACAGTCGTTTATTTGAATAATGATGGACAACCTGTGTGTTGCATGTCGGTTGACATTGATGATTGTTGGGAGGTGCTGTTGAAAAATAAGCATAAGGTTTTGTATTTTTTTAAACAGTTCAAGGATGGCAAAAAATGATTGTCGGCGTAAAATTGGATAGCTGCTTTGTAGACTTTATTGAAAAACACTCTGATCAAATACAGCAAACGGTCAATCAAATAGGTGACGCAGTTGACGGCAAGGAGATTGGCATTGGCATCATTTCCATGCAGATCGCATACTTTGCCATCATTAAAGACTTGGACAAAGAGGGCCGCGAAGGCGCTATCATTGCCATGGGACGTTTTTTGGAAATCAACAGAGAGCCAGTCAATACAACCATACAGTGAGGGTAAAATGGTTAAGGGTAGCGTAGAATATCAATATTTGATTGACCAAGGGTTGATCATCACGCCAAAGGCAGACTACGAACGGGCGCAAGTCGATATGCAGATTTTGGCATTTGAAAACCAAAAGTATAAGCACGCTTTGGAAAAGATTGCCAACGGCCCATCGACAGAAGATAATGAGGCCGGACACTACAAACAAATTGCCAAGTGGGCGCTTTGGAATTTCAGCAATGTCACCGGAAAAACATATAAGACACTTGACCCTTCTATTGCAGAGCGAGCAGGCGCTGCATTCGTTGGCCAAGAAACAGTTGAAAGTGTTGACGTCTCGGTGTGCCAAAATGATCAATCTTCTTCGTCAGATGGAAGCTGCGGAGCGATTGACTTCTGAAGAAAAACAAGCATTCGATTTATCATTCATTGAAGATGGAGACGAATAGATGCTCACGACGCAGCGAAAAGCCACAATATTAAAGATGTGGGATCAAAAGCACACGACAAAAGAAATTGCCATGAGATTAGGGGTGACAAGAAATGTCGTGGCAGGGATTTTGGGCCGCATGCGTGCAGCCGGCGAAATAGGATACAGGGACAAGCCACCAAAGGTTGACAAGCCGCGCGTGCCAAAGGCGCCAGAAAGGCCAAAGGTTAAGAAAATATCGCGCGCCAAAATCATTCGGCGCATGACGTTTGAACCGGTGCCAAAGGCCAGCAAAGGTGAGCCTGGCATTCTTATCCTAAAGTTAAATTACAGCACTTGCCGATATATTATCGACGGAGACGGGCCGGTCGCATCGACATTTTATTGCGGCAAAGAGGTCGAACGCGGATCTTATTGTGAAAGTCACGCAATTTTGTGTTATATGGGGCGTGAAAAGGTAATGAACAGCAGACCCGATTTCCAGAACAAGTCGGGCTTCGCGTTCAATCGGTGAAAAATGGCCACGATCATTCAATTGTCTCCCACCCTTCCCCTCAACACACCGAAGGGAAAGGCGCTGTGCCACTTTTTGATTGATTATGGAGAAGAAGCGCACCTGCTATGGGTCTGCTTTCAGGACGACACAGGAGAGTGCTGGACTTGGCCAAACCACCAAGTCCGCGCGCAGAACAATCCCACCTTGGAGCGCGTTATATTGCCGCCTGCGCCACGTCCAGAGCCCGCGCAATAGTATTGTCGTCAACATTCAGCAACGGCTCTGTCGTCTTGTTGACGTCGTTCTTGGCCCGCTCTGCGGCCCGCACAAGCTTGTCGGCCTCTGTCTCGTGATCAAAAGCACCGCCGCCCGTTGACCGTTCTATGCGCCCGCCTGACGCACGGCCGCGACGCCGCTGTTCCTCTTCCTGCATGTACTGGGATCCTTTGGTCAAGGTCGATGCCAGGCGATTGAGGGCAGAGACGTCAGGCTTGCCGTTCTTATCAATGGCGCGTTGCAGCATGGCCGCGCCGACGGATGGGTCTTCCAAGCCACGCAGAACCAAATCATTAACGTCTTTCACGCCACTGGCACGCATGCGATCAACGGCATTTTTAATCGCAGCCGTTGTGCCAACGCCCAAAGCACCCAGAACACCCAATTTGTCAAAGGCCTCCATGCCAGCAATGGCAAACACAGAGCCCAAAGAACCTTTCTGGCCAGATTGGATAATTTTGCCAAATTCAGAGAACAGGTTTTGCGCTGTGTCGGATCCCGTTCTGGCCTTCACAGCGTCCATAGCTTGCTGTGTACGGTCAAGATCCGCACCGATGCGACGCATATTTGCAAGGCCTTCTTTGCCATACATTGCCTCTAATGCGTCTGCATTGGATGTCAGAAACTTGTTGAATTTTGCGCCAGACAACGTCCGCTCGTCGCCGGAGAACGACGCATTGCTAAACCGTTCCAGCATGTGTTCAGTGGCTGCGCGACGTAATCCATCAATGGCGTCTTGGTTGCCAGCCAGGCGAGACATAATCTCTTTGATCTTTGTGGCGCCATCTGTCGATGACAAAAGAGATCCAACACGCGAACGCATTTCTTCGGCAGTCGGAGCGCCAATAATCTGATTGGCGGCCATTTTCTTTTCCAGATCAATGCGGTCCATATTTGCTTTTTTGGCGCTGTTCAGGCTTTCGGTCGCAGCCGCCAAATCATCAAATTTGCTCAAGAAGCCAGGCGATGCTTGGTCAATCGCACGCAATGAACTGTCAAACCGAGACTTCCATGTGTCCAGTTTCTTTTGCGTCAGGAAAGGATCGCTGCCCATAATGTCGCGCAATTTATTAACCGCCGTCTGTTGCAAATTGGCGATTATTTCTGGCGAATTATTGTTGGCCTTTAAAAAAGCATTTGTGGCTTCAAAGCCCCTTGAGCCGGCTGGAAAAGCACGATCAGGCACAGAGCCTGACGGAATCTTGTACTGACCGGCATAGCCATAATCGGCCAGTGTGCCTTTGATCGGCTCTTGGCGATATGTTTGGGCAAATTCAGCATGCGCCTTTTTGGCCTGAGCCAATTTGTCGGCCGCCTCTTGCTCGAAACTTGGGCGGTTGAACACAGACCCTTCTGTCAATTTCTTGGGCGCTTCTGGAGCGGCTTCAGCCGGTTGACCAGGTGCCACTTCCCTTAAATTGACGCCATTTTCACGCGCAGTCTTGTCCAAGGCCGCTTTCAGCACGTCATCCGTGCTTGATACCCCTTCAAACAACCTGCCTTCTTTGACGTTTTTCAACGCCTCTTCGGCATAATTATTCAATGCTTGGGCAATGAACTTTTGGCTGCCGATGTTTTTCCCATCTGGGGAAAGCATAGCGCGAACACGTTCCTGCAACGGGCTTCTGAAGAAATCTGCTTGGTTAAGGTAAAAACCCCGTGGCAAATCTTCGCTCTTTGCTTTCGACACAAGAGAGATTGCTTCAAGAAGATTGTCGGTAATGTCAGCGTCTGTCGGAATGCGGCCTTCACTGGCTGCCTTACGCATTTCATGCCAAGGCCCAGCGGCGTCAATCATGGAATTTGTGATCGACTTGATGTCGTTGTCACGGTCCATAAAAGCCTTTTCGACAATTGGCGAATCACCAAAAGCCCGCGACGTAATGGCCGCCTCGATGCGACGTTCGCCTTCTGCAGACAAATTGCCATTGCGGTCCATAATCGTTGCACGTTCAGATGCAGGCAACAATTCAGTGAACTTGCGGACAAAGTCTGCATTTTGTCGATTACCAACATTGCCAAATTTTACCGGCTCGTCGATGTTTGCCGCCATTTTCGCGTCAGCGCGTGCTTTTTCAGACGCAGATAATGCCAGTCCAGTTTGGGAGGCTGTTGATCTGGTGAACAATTCACGCTCTTGCGGCGTCATTTCGCTTGTGCGCCGCGCAATCAAGACAGGCTTTTCCATGCCTGTTGTATCAAACCCGTTGCTTTCAAGCCAATTGCGGTACTTTTGGCCGTTGGGGCCATCATAGGCTTTTGACAGCGCCAATGTGCGGCCGTTGCCGCTTTCAACGACATTGTCGGGGCCGACGATAGGCGCACCAGAATTGGCTTCCTTTGCAGGCCCAAGCAATTCAGGGTTCAATTTATTGGCAATGTCTTCGATCTGTTGCTGCGAGCCAGCCATCGACCGTTCACGCGGCTGCAATTCTTGTGGGTACTTTGAATTGACGTTCAGATCTGGGCCATGCGACGTAACCAAAGACGGCAGATCAACAACTTCATACCGAGCCTGCAATTGGCCATGCGGGTAATGGATTGTGTAGTTGTTCAGGTCTTGAGTGAAGTCGGCTGTTTTTGGCTCCACTGACGGTACGCCTTGAGGTGCTGCAGCACTTGGAAGTCGCCCGCTTGGACCGCGTTCTGCCACGCCCTCTTGAGGAACTCCGGTCGCTCCATTGGTTCCAGTCCCGACAGCACTCGCTGCACTAGCTGTACTGGCGTCTCCTGGCTGTTGGACTGTTCCTGCGCCATACCGTTTTAACCGAGCCTCAATGGTATCATCAGGGTTCAATTTGCCTTCTTTAACAGCGGCTTGTTCCCAAGCATGCTGATTATCGACGGCATTGTGAATGTCGGCCATAACAGCTTCTTTTAAGGTTCTCAACTGCCCATGGCCTGTCCAATCACCAGCACGTTTTGCCTGCGCCATTTGGTTTGTAATGGTCGAGTCTAGGTCAATCAGTTTGTGGTATGGCGTGACGTCGTTAAGGTTTGCCACCATATCGATGACAGGCGCAGCATTTGAACTTGGAATGCTGACATTCGGATCAATGCTGTTTTTAAGATTTTCACCAGTCTTTCTTGCATTTTCAGTGATCACCGACATTTTCTGATCGGGATCTACTTGTTTGTACAAGTTAGAGCGTTCCTGACGAGCCGCAATCATGGCCTTATTGGTCATTTCACGGATTGCAGAACCAGTGTCTTCGGGCTTTGTTCCAGCAGGCATGGCATTGTGCAAATCAACGGCATTATCGACCAAGTTGTTGATAATGTCGTCATGCGCTTTGTTGATCGTGTCCGCCTGATCAGCCAAAGTGCGGCTTGGCAACAAAACGTCTGCACCCTCCGGCGCCATGCTTTTTAAAGACTCAACGCGAACACGGTTCTGTTCGTTACGGATCTGGTCCATACGAACTTTAAAGTCATTGTTGGCGTTTTCGGCATTCTTTTGAGCCAGCAATGCGCCAGGATCCATAGCCAATTCGGCCGTCGATGCAGGGGCGCCGGTCAAAAGATTATAATTGCGGTTTTTTAAATTTTCATAAGCCGCCTTGGGGTCGGTGAACATTTGATAAAACAAACTGTCCGCCATATCAGGGCGATTAGAGGCAAACATTGGTTCTGCAAATTTCTTGATAGGACGGCCCAAAGCATCAAGGACTTGCCCACCAACGTGAGGGACAACCATGCCCGTCAAAAGACCGGCCAAAGGATCGCCTGTAGCTTGTGTGACAGCCTCACCCGTGCTGCCGGCTACAAAGTTAGCCGGAGCCATTTTCAAGGCGTCTGTGGCCATTTCTTTTAAAGCATTAAATGTGCCTGGCTTGGTAAAGGCTCCGACTTTAGAACCGATGCCTGGCCCCCAACCGCTGGCGGCCATTTCAGTGCCGGCCATGCCGATCTGGCCCAACAGACTTTCTGGCTTATATTCGCCGGTGCGTTCCAAAATTGGTGCAGCAAGTTGTTCGCCGCTGGGGATGACGTTCCTAGGCGCTATTGTTTCAGCGGCGCGCCCAATTGGGCCAGCCTTCTCTTTAAATTCGTCTTGGCGCTGTTTGTACCTTTTTAAGACGTCTTCGGTCGGTTCGCCTGAAATGGCGCTATGAGCACGCGCCATAAGGTAATCAACCATGTCGGCTTGTCCTTGGCCACCCCACATACTAGGAATGGACGCAACGCCTTTAATGGCCGCCGTGCCCATGGCTTTGGGGATAGCTTGTTCGGTCGGTGTGCCACCAAGCACGTTGCCCAAAAGCGTGCCCTGATTGGCAATTGCGTGCAAATCCGCGTCGGAATAATGGCTAAGATCTGGAGCCGCAGCCGGCTGATTGCCGGACGCTATTTTTTCAAGATCGGCATCAGAATACTGGCTGAGATCGGTAGGCATTACTGTACCCCTTGGGACCGACGACGTTGCAATTCTTCCCTAGCTTGGTCTGGCGACAATGCAGGAGCGGCCTGCTGTTGTGGCGCAGGAGGATTATACCGATACCAAGGATTTTCTTTACGAGCCAAGTAAATCTCTTTTTCGATGTTGTCCTTAGCCGGATCCATATCCATAACCCGCTCATAAACCTTTTGCTGGGCCATGGCTTTAGGCTGCAGAACATTTTCGATGATCCACTTAAACGCACCAGGCAACATTTGTTCACCAGGTGTTGATTGCAAGAACCGATTAAACTCTGAAACGCGCACAGGAGATCCATTCAATTCCATGCGAGCCAATTCTGTACCGGCCGTCGTTTGCATTTTACGGAGAGAGTCAGCATTTGACGGATCGGTATTGGCAAGCGTTTTGATAAAATTATCGCTAAAGCCTGCTTGCTTAAAGTACGCTGCATACTGGTTGATCTTCTCACCCATAGGGCCAGTGTTAAGGAGAGGCTTGCCGGTTTCGCGGTCAAACATCAAATCCTTCATGGCATTGGTTTGAGAGATAATGTCGTTGGCATTATCAGCTTCTTTAGCCGCAGCAGTACGCGCCGCATTTTGCGTCGTATACATTTTTTCAGTAGCCATTTTCTTTGTTTCAAATGGCTCTTTAACTTCCGCTTCAGATTTTGCGATCATGGCTTTTTTAGCTGCTTCTGCTTCCGCAAAGCCTGGGATAGGCACCATCTGGCCGTCTTTCATAACCATGCCAGACGATTTGACACGATTGATGTCAGCCAAAATCTGTTGCCCCACTTGTGGCAAATTGCCGGCCATGGCGACTTGGTAATTCTTTGCCAAGGTGTGAAGATTGTCTTGCGGATCGACACCCTTCCAGAAGTCATCTCCTGGCTTCGGAACACCTTGTGTTGCCTGTGTTGTAACAGTTGCGGTTGACGGGGCAGGAGCGCCAGTAACCGATTTTGCAGTCTCAACCGCAGTTTGGGCTGGAGCCGCACCTGCTTGTGCCGGTTGACCTGCCGCTGCAGCCTGTGCAGGTTGTTGTGCAGGAGCGCCAACACCCGCTTGTTTGGGAGCCATCGTAACGTCTTTAACAAGATCACCAGCGCCCATAGATTTGAAAAATTCTGTTGTATCCAAAGGATCAAGGCCGGCAATTTGACGTGTTGCGTTAAGAGTACGCAATTGCTGCATAAGTTCTGCAACCTTTGCCGTTCTGGCAATGTTTGCCTGTTGCTGTTGAACAGCCAATTGACCAAATCCAATTTGGCTTTGCTCTCTTTCGCGCTGAATATCGGCCTGTTGTTTTTGAATGGCAGACTCTTGCTGTTTCATCTGCTGATAAGATTGAGCGCCAGCACCTAAGCCCTGCAATACGGCCGCGCCAAGGTATCG